GATTCTTATCGACTCTAACGCGGGAGAAGCAAGTCGAGGTACTGAGAGCGTTGAACCAAACGCAGTCGATGAGGCACGACGAGAAGGAGGTATTGAGGAAGCGGGACACGTCTTCGAAGGCAGCGGAGGTGGTGATTCCGCCGGTGGTGAATTTGGATCGTCGGATAGCTTGCCTGGCTAATCCTGTTTTGTTTCTCAAGACATACGGGGCTAGGACGTTTTACAATCCATTCGCGGCTTATCATCTAGGTATGATCCAAGCGATTGTTGAGAGGGCTAAAACGGGCGGAGATAAGGCAGTCGCAGCACCTCGCGGAAGCGGTAAGACTCAGGTCGCTGCTTGGATGACGGTTTATATTCTACTGGCTGGTTTTGTCCGATTCCCGATCGTGGTGGCTTCAACGAGAAAACACGCACAAAGAATTTTCAAGCAGATCAAGGCGTCTCTTCAGTCAGAACTTCTAATGGATGACTTCCCGGAGATTGGTGCTTGTATTTCCGGTTTGGATGGTGCACCACAGAGAGCAGCGAAGCAACACGTTCAGGGGCAGAAAACGAATATCATTTGGACACAGGACGAGATCGGACTTCCATCGGTTCCGGGATCTATTTACGGTGGGAGATACTGTACTTACTTCGGTTTGGATTCGGCTATTCGCGGCGTGCACTTTAATGGGGTTCGGCCGGATTACGCATTGATTGACGACCCGGAGACGAGAGAGGTTGCGTTTTCGGACGAACAGCATTTTGCAGTGGAGGAAATGATTGACTCAGATATTGCTGGATTGTGTGGACCTAACAATAGAATTGCCCGGGTGGTTCTAACGACGATTCAAAATCGAAGGTGCTACTCGTGGAGGGTTTGTAACCCGAAGATCAAGCCGACCTTTGCAGGTGAGAGATACGGTGTTTTATCCTCCTGGCCTGAGCGTATGGATTTGTGGGAAGAGTACATAGGCAAACGTCAAGCGTGTCAGGCGGAAGGGGATAAAGACGGGAGGAAGGCGACGGATGATTACGCGGCTAATCGGGAGGAAATGGACCGTGGTTCTGTAGTCACTGATCCGCACAGATTTACTTCTCAATGTGGTGATGATGGGCAACCGATCGAACTTTCACCGGTTCAGATGATCTTCAATCGAATCGCAGACTTAGGGAAAGATAGAACGCTTGCGGAGTACCAAAACGACCCAGTAGAGGAAGAGACGATTGAGAGCCTGAGATTAACTCCGGGGACTGTAGGTAGTCGGATGTCTGGACTGGCAAGACATGAACTACCGAAAGAGTCTGACTTGATGGTAGTGGTTGGTTTGGATATTGGCAAGTATTTCTCCCATTGGGTGAAGGTTGCTTGTTACGGTAACGGGATAGGACACGTTATTGACTATGGGGTTCTCGAGACTTACGGACTAACGACTCAGAGCGACGAGCAGGCTATCGAGTTAGCTATCCTCAAATCGCTTGAAATGTGGCGGCTTGACATTCTTTCGGCTAATGAGCCGAGAGCTGTCTTTGTGGATACTGGAGATTACTCCCCGGCGGTTTACGAGTTTATTCGAAGGTCCGGTATTCCTTTCTTCGCCTCAAAAGGTTGGGAGGGTGGACGTTTAGAAATGAGCGGAAAGAACACGGACACAAGATTATTCTTTGATCAATGCCGTGCAGACTTTCAACCGTCTCAAGGGTTGTGGCTTTACAACTTCGATTCCGAGTATTGGAAGCAACAGGTTCATCAAAGGTTTCTAACTCAGACCTACAACGAGGCACAGATTATCAATGAAGGGAGTTTGTCGATATGGTCAACGGACGATCGCAAAGAGCATCTAGCGTACACGCACCACATTTGTGCAGAGGAACGAACAGAGAAGTTTGTCGAAGGGAAAGGACTGGTCCGCAAGTGGGAAAAAAAACACAAAAACAATCACTGGCTAGACGCAACAGCGATGGCCATTTGTGCGGCGGGAGTCATGGGAATGAGGATCATTCCAAGAGTCACGCAAACTCAACCGACACAACAGGCCCAAAGGACACCGCAACCGAGTCGATTCATTCAACGTCCGGGCGGGTGGTTGAAGGGACTCCGGCGGTAAAGGCTAAAAGATACTCACCTCCGGCGTGTTGCATGTGCACAGCGGTAAGGCCGCCGAACACAAATTACACAGAGGTTGTTACCGTTCGGAAGGAATATGGCTATACTGTCAGATATTGCAAGTGTCGTTTTTGTGGTTGGAAGTTTAAGGATGCGGTGAAAGAATGAGTAACCAATACTACATAGATCATTCAACCTGCCCGTTATGCGGAAATGACGAAATTGAAACCACTTGCATCGGATCAATTTTTTACATGCAAAGCGGATTCAGAGATGAAAACTCGGCTAAGTGTCAATGCGGCTGGCGTGGTATTATTCATGATCTGAAAAAAGCACAATCCGTATTACCTGATGGAATAACGTACGGCGGACTCGGTCCTGGTGGTGAGTTTTATTCAAAGAACATTGGACGTGATTCAATTAGCCTGTGGACCAAAGGTGAAGAATCATGGACTGCGGACGAACTGATGGCAATTGCAAAGCATCAAGACTCAATAAATAAACAAAAAGCACCGATCACACGACCGGCACGATCTGAATCAATTACAGGGAACGCGGTGAAGTAATGAATCAAACGCTTGGCGACGTTCATAGAACAATGCAACCATTTATTTACACGCGATCGTTCGATTTGGTTTGCTATGGATGTGGCAATGAATTTGATTTATCAAAGTTTGAGAGCGTGAAAAATCGAAATCACGTTAAGCCGTTAGGTGGACTGTGGACTTCGCCGATTGATTCCGAATGGGGATGGAAGGATTGGTGTAAATCCAATGAGTGGGGTGACCTAAGTTCTAGTTTTCGTTTGCGGTTTACTGGTCGCGTTTACGTTATTGATTCGATGGACGCTGCCAAGCAATTACCGTGGCGTAAGCCAAGCTGGTCTTCGCATGTTGCATGGCCAGACTATGAATCAATGGCAGGCATAGACGCTATTTACATGACACTGGAAGGCGAGGAAGCCACAAGATATGACGAGCCATCACTTTACGGATGGGACTGCGAAACTGTTTGGATTATGAATTCAGATTGTGTTTTGCCTTTGTGATTAGCTATCTGTACTACAGCTATAGTACACAAGACACGTATAAGCACCGGACCCGTGCTACTCTTACAGCATGGACGCGGCAGCTTTACTTTCTCAAGTAGAATCGGCTATTGAAGCACTCCTAACGGGAGGGGCGTCTAGCTACTCCATTGGTGCCAGGTCTGTAACAAAACTAGACATTGCTCAGCTATTTGAGGAACGTCGTTTACTTCAACGCGAGGTAGCAAACGGCAACGGCGGGACCATGCGTTATGCGAAGATCATGAGGCCTAGCCGATGATCTCACGCTTCATTGATAAAGCCATTGAGTCATTTGCTCCTAGTTGGGCAGTACGCCGGGCCAATGCACGAAAATTACTCCGTGGTTATCAAGGAGCAGAGCAGACTCGATTAACAGGGTCAAACCGTCCGTCGAATCGTCCGGCTGATCAGGAGATGAGCGGCATTGACGGAGCGGACGCGGCTAGAGCGTGGGGGCGGAAGTTCGCTCGAGATAATGCCTACGCTTGGGGCGTGAGTGATACGATCGTCTCGTCTGTCATTGGGACAGGTATCAAAACGCAATCATGCCTTGAGACTCAAGACGGCGAAGATGTTGAATTGATCAATGAGGTTCGAGACGAAACCTATGCCGCGTGGTGCAAGGTCGCGGATATCAACGGGCAATTATCTTTCGAGGAAATGCAAGCCCTAGCCCAACGGGAAGTAGTTGAGGCGGGCGAAGTCTTTATCCGCAAGATCGCGGTCCCTTTGGAGTTCAGAGGGATCAAGCGGCCGGTCCCATTAGCCCTAGAACTTATCGAGGCGGATCGAATTGCAACCGATCGAGATACTTGGCAATTCCGTGGAACGGATGGGCGTCGTGTCGTTAGAGGTGTCGAGTTAGATGAGTTTAATACTCCTGTAGCGTATTGGGTTTACCCTCATCACCCGGCAGACGTTTACGTTAGTCGTCAAGATCCGATCCGAATTGAAGCGGATCAGATCATTCATCTTTATCGTAAGGACCGTGCCGGACAGACACGGGGCATTACCTGGTTCGTCCCTGTCATGCAGTGGATGCGTGACCTTAATACCTACCTTAACAACGAGATGCAGGCCGGGGCGGTGGCTTCGTGCTTTACTGCTTTCGTCACGAGTGAAGCTCCGATTCCTAGTTCATTTGGTGCACCTAGTACAGCGTCGCAGACAGACGCAAATGGTAATCAATACGATTACCTTGAACCTGGAAAGATCATGTATCTAAGTCAGGGTGAGGGCGTGCAGATGGTTAATCCATCTCGGCCAAACTCTGGTGCTGAGCCGTGGATCAATTTGATGCTTCGCGGCATCGCCGTAGGTACGGGTTTAAGTTACGAGATCGTCGCAAGAGACTTTTCGCAAACCAATTACAGTTCAAACCGTGCTTCTCAATTGGAAGATCGACGCCGGTTTAGACGGTGGCAGAAGTACATGATTGAACACTTATGCCAACCGGTTTGGCGTGAATTCTGCACCTCGGCTTCCATGATTGGAAAGTTTGGTTTTCCTTCCATGACCTACGTGATGGAGGATTGTGATCGGTACTGCCCGGCCACCTTCCAACCTCCACGATGGGAGTGGGTTGATCCGGTCGCAGAACAGCAATCGAGTGAAGCGGCTATCAACGCGTTTCAGAGTACCTACGAAGCGGAACTCGGCGGTAAGGGCGATAACTGGCGGTATATCTTCTATCAAAGACAGAAAGAAGAAAAGCTACTTCAGAAACTTGGGCTAGTTTCTCCAACGGCGGAACGTGCGGCAGCTACAGAGGCAGCTAAAGCACCACAGGCCGGCAGTGGTGAGATGGCTAACACTTCTACCCTACAGTTCAAGCGGAACCGCAAAGCCATTGAGACGATTCTGAACGAACTCGCTCAAGGGACGACGACAGAGGCGAGGGCACGGGCTTACCTGTCTTCAATCGGTTTAAGTCAAGCGAGTATCGACACGTTCATTCAAGACGCGTTAGACGGGTCAGGAAAGCTGGAAGCAGTGGAGGCCGAAGATGCGAAAGGCTAAGCCGAAAAACTACACTGCACCTCCTGAACGTTTGGTCATGCGTTTACTGTCCGTTGATTCGTCGGCGGCTGACATGACCACTAAGACGGTCCCGGTCATCATCGCTACGGAAACACCTGTAGAGATGCAGGACGAACGAACGGGATTGATCTATCACGAGATTCTCGACATGGACGGCGGTCGTGTTCGAGGTGAGCGGGACCGTTTACCCATCGTGGATAGTCACGATCGGAACACCGTTAGGAACGTCTTAGGGACTATTCGAAACGTACGCAAAGAACCTCACCCGGAATACGGAATGGTCATGCGTGGTGATGCTAGTTTCGCAAGAGACGACGACAGTCAAGATGCTTTCGAGAAACTTTTAGACGGACATCTAGAGGACTTTTCTATCACTGCGATTCGCAATCAACAAAAGCGAGTTGCACCGAATGAGACTTACATTCACCGGTCTAAGCCTATCGTGGGTCCGGCGGTGATTGTGACAGATTGGACAGCAACGGACGCCTCATTAGTAGCAGCAGGGGCGGACGAAAATTCACGAGTTGTGCTACGTTCCATGAACCAATTTAAGGAGATCAACAGAATGTTGACAGATGAAATGAAGACCATGCTTGTTGGTCTTGGACTGCCTGAGCAAATTACCGACGCGGAGCAAGCCATTACATACATGGCTGGACTTTTGAAGTCAAAGCAAACGGAACCAGGTCCAGCACCGGAGATGGTCGCTGATCGGATGGAAGTCGTTGAGGAAGTGGAAGAAGTGAAAGAAACAGAAGATATTGAAAAGATGGACAAGACTGAAGAAGTCGAGCGAAAGATTCAACGAGCGGTCCAGGTGGAACGTAACCGCCGACGCGAGATTGAGGCACTGTGCAAGAAAGCAAACGTAGAGCGTGCGCTGCGTGACCAGCTTGTGGACGGTGACTGTACCTTGGAGATCGCACGGGAACAGGTGTTGAAGAACATGATTGAACGACAACAGTTCGGTGGTGGCAACACCTCGAATGTCCGAGTTGAAGCAGGAGCCAGCAGCGTTGAAAAGACGCAAGCCGCTATGCGTGACGGTTTGGTTATGCGAGCTTGCCGAACCGGAAGCATCGCAAAGCCTTCCGACTTCCAACCAGCACAAGGGGCGGAAGATTTCGCCAACATGTCCTTGATGCGAATTGCGGAACGTCACTTGCAAGAGCAAGGGTTCAATACGGATCGTATGAACGGTCCAGACATCGCACGGGCCGCGATGGGCAACCGATCGGTCATCGATCATTACCGTTCGATGGGCGTTGTCCGCGATGCTTATCACACCACTGGAAGTTTTCCTGCTTTGATGTTGAACGCATCGAACAAGACCCTTTTGGCTGGGTACACGGAAGCGACCGCAACTTGGAAGGCGTGGGCACGCCAAGGAGCATCGACTTCGGACCTCAAGCCGATCAACCGCATCCGGTACAGCGAAAGTGCCAACCCGGAAATGGTTCCTGAAGGTGCGAACTACAAAGAAAAAACCATGTCGGATGAACGCGAAAGCTACACTCCGGCTAAGAATGGCAACCTCTTTACCGTGTCGTGGGAAACGATCGTCAATGATGATTTGGACGCGATCAGCCGAACGCCACAAATGCACGGCAATGCCTGTGCTCGTTTGGTGAATCGGTCGGTTTACCAAGTGCTGATCCAGAACGCCACGATGGGCGACGGTCAAGCGTTGTTTAGTGTTTCTCATGCTTCCGGTGCCAACTACGTTGCACAGGGCAGCGGTGCGGCTCCTGGTGTGACCACCCTCAACACGGCATTTCGTTTGATGCTGCTACAACGCGGGTTAAACTCGGATGCAATCCTGGCATTGCAACCGCGATACCTGATCGTCCCTGCGAACCTGAGTGGTACTGCTTTGGAGTTGGTCAACTCGATCAGCTACAACGCATCTGGTAACAACGAAGGCGTGAAAAACATCTACGGTGTTGGCGGACCACGACAGTTGCAAGTGATCGTTGAACCGCAGCTTGACTTGGGCGTTACTACTCAGTGGTTCCTGTCCGCTGATCCTTCTCAAGTTGACACCGTGGAAGTCACTTTCTTGCAAGGTGAAGAAACACCGCAACTCGACCAAGAGTGGGACTTCGACCGCGACGTTTACAAGTACAAGGTACGTCAGACGTTCGGCGTCAAGGCAATCGATTGGCGTGGCTTGTTCAGTAACTACGGTGCGTAACGTTCGCGGCGTAATAACACAGACTTTCAAAAATTGGAGATTGATAAAATGGCTGGGATTCAAGATTTCGAAACGTTCTACGATGACTTCAACGGGGCGGTGGCAACGCTTCCAACGACTGCCGATCCGGCAACTCCTTGGCTGGTCGATGATACTTCCGTAACTGGTACTCCGACCTACACGAAGGGTACGAGTGTTTTGACCAT